CCATACTAAGTGTTGAAGTGGATGAAAACAATCCTAAAAATGGTAGTTTTGAACTGGACTGGAACGAATTCTTTGTGGCCAAACTAGTTAAATCTGGTTACACTGGCCGCGACGATAATCAGATCATAGATCAGTGGTTTCAGGATGTATGCAGACATGTAGTTTTGGAAACCTACGAACAATACGAAGCCAATAATCCCAAGGTAAGACGCAAAGACATGGACAATGGCAGGGCTGAGTATAGTTAATGATACTCTATGTCACAGGACATAATCATGTTATGGCACCCAGAGCAGCCTCTGACTACGACTACGCTGAACAAGATCTGAGCATAGCCTATCAGAAAGATTTAGTTCATCCCAGAAACAAACCCTATACCTATGGCCATAGACTAAGTCAGATTGTCAAGGCCAGACTACACTTGGAAAGTACCTATTATCAGACTGATTCCGAGAGCATAAACAAATTTTGCAATTTTTTGATGTCTGACCACACTGACGAATTTGTGGCCATACTGGCCCTGACCAAACCCAATCGTGAATCATCTTTAATTCTACAGAACTTTTTGGCAAACTATGACAGACCCGATCCCATTTTAATCTATTACTATGATATAGAAACAGAGTTTAATCCTACCTGGACCGTGCCTGGATTGGTCATTCCCAAGGCCGAAACGGTCTTCAAAACTCTGCTCAACACTCTGACCATGGCTGATGCTCATATGTACTGGACCAAATGGCTTCTGAAAAGGTTGACACCAACTGAATAAACTGCTACTATTAATCTACATCATAGCCAAGGATTGTTCATGAAATATCTTATTGTAGATTTAGCCAATGGTTTTTTTAGGGCCCGACATGTAGCCCATCGTGGCAGTGATATCGAAGAGCGTGTGGCCTTTGCCGTACATGTAGCTCTGAGTAGCATACAAAAGGCCTGGCGAGATTACAAGGCCGATCATGTTGTGTTCTGTTTAGAAGGTCGTAGCTGGCGCAAGGATTTTTACAAGCCCTACAAGGCCAACAGAACCGAAGCTCGAGCAGCTCAGACAGAAAAAGAACAGATTGAAGACCGTGCCTTCTGGGATGCCTTTGATGATCTGCAAAAATACTTGGCTGACATGACCTGTTGCACTGTACTGCAACATCCTAGGTTAGAAGCCGATGACCTCATAAGCGGCTGGATTCAGATGCATCCTCAGGACAATCATATCATTGTAAGTTCTGACTCAGACTTCCATCAGTTGCTGAGTACCAATGTGGAACAATACAATGGTGTTAGTGATGAATTGCATACCATAAATGGTATCTTTGATAAAAAGGGCAAAATTGTCCTGGACAAAAAGACCAAAGAACCCAAGGTTATACCTGACCCTGAATGGATCTTGTTTGAAAAGATCATGCGTGGTGATCCCACAGACAATATCTTTAGTGCATTTCCTGGAGTGCGTACCAAGGGAAGTAAAAATAAAGTAGGACTGACTGAAGCCTACGAAGACAGACACAAACAGGGATTTGCCTGGAACAATCTTATGCTACAGCGTTGGACTGATCACAATGGTCTGGAACACAAAGTCCTGGATGACTATCTTAGAAATCGTGTCCTGGTTGACCTCAAAGCTCAGCCCCAGGAAATTAAAACTATTATTGCTGAGACCATAGCACAGAGCATGCAGGCTAAATTTGTTACTATGGTAGGTGCAAAATTTCTAAAATACTGTGGCAAGTATGATTTAGTTAAACTAAGTGAACAGGCCACACAATATTCTGAAATGCTAAACAGTACCTATCCTGAATTAGAAAGTTCTGCAGACACACAAAACTTTCTTAAAAAACTTACACTGGAGAATGTATCATGACACTGACAGCCAAACCCATAGTTAAAAATAAATTCTGGATTGTGGAAAAGGATGGTGAAAAGGTTGCTACTATACAACGAAATACTCAGGGCGTAGTCTATGTTCATAACAATGAACGAAAATTATTTGCAAACATCAAAAACCTTGAAAAGACCTATAACATCAGTTTTGATACCAAGGCTTTGGCCAAACCCAAAACAGTTGTAACTGAAGAAATTTCTGGCTATCCCACAGCTCATAGGCCACACAATGTACTCAGAGATATCAAACACAAAGCATTTATCTATACCAAGAGCGCCAAGAGTAAAAGTTATTTCTGTGCTGGCTATTACATCATAGAGTTTAGCAATACCTGGATGCCTAGTTTTTGTCCCAAACTCATTACTTTGCAACGATACAAGTTTCAGGGACCATTCAAGACTAAACTGGAACAGCAAGAACATCTTAGACTAAACAATGCCAAAGAGTAAGTTTAATGGATAATATCATTAAAAAGTTTAATGAAAAGGTGCAAATACTAAACCAATCTGGCTCTAAAGAACTAACTCTGGGTGCCAGAGAAGCTCGAGACCTGCATCATGCAATCTTTAACATGCTACAGCGTATATCTGAACTAGAGAAGAACAAAGCATTGGATAATCCGGTTGAATTGATAGCCGATGGCGGTAAATTTTAACTTTTTTTTAGATAAATACTCATATAATGAGTCGACCTAAACCCACAGTTCTAATAGAGCAAGTACACAAAACAACCTATAAATGCGATCAGATTCTGGAAAGCCAGGGCATCTGGGCTGTGTTTTATGACAACAAGCCCATTAACCTTAAGAGTTCCAATCTGGTTACCAGTTATCCCGGCCCCAAGTACAAAAAGGTCAGTTTTAGTAATCAGGGCCATGCCATCAACCTGTGTAAAAAATTAAATGTACTGTTCAAGACTGACAAATTTACAGTAGTATTGCTGGCACAAGGTGAAACAATCTATCCCAAATCCACAGCGTGATTATGTAGAGCAGATACTTAAACTGCTCAACATTGACTCTACACCTGAAACCCTAAAACAATATACCTTTTTAATCTGGAAAAATCCTTTTGATGTCAATGCCATGCAGCTCACAGCACAGGGCTACAAATTGTTCAGAGATAAATTGACAATCAAAGCAAATCGCTTTAAAATAAAACCCGAACACAGTTTAACTAAAACCTATGCTATCATATCCAAACGCATGGCTGGACCTTTTTATTTTAGTCCCAGTAACACACTCTATGTATTTGATGACAGAGATATTTTTATGTTGAGCATGCTAAGCGGTGATTTATATCAGTACCTGGATCAGAACAGTTACAGAGACTAAACATGTTAATACCCAAAGTAAAACAAACTTATTTTTGTATACCTCAGACTGATAGTATAATTTACGATCTGATCCAGCCCGATCTGGAACATGGACCCTGGATAGCCGGTGGTAGTGTACTTAGATGGTTTCAGAATTTGCCCATAACAGGACATGACATAGATGTATTTTGTGCCAGCACAGTGCAGTATGAAAACTTATTGACGAATATTACACACATTAGCCAGAGTAATCGTAACCCTACATCCAGATTAGTCCTGAACACTTTGTTTCAATCAGACAATGCTGTGACTTTTAAACTAATTGTTTTAACTCCTCTGAATGAGGATAAAGATACTTCGTTCTTTAATTTTGACAATACTGGTATTGAATACAAAATACAAATTATTAAAAAATACATGCCTCGAAACTTGGATGAACTTATGTCTAAATTTGATATCAGTGTATGTAGAATGGCCACAGACTGTAAAAAATTTCATGTTACTCCTGAAGCTCTCAGAGACCTTAAGGATAAAAAATTAGTTTTCCCCCAGGGACTCAAACCCGATAGTTTAAAAAGATTAATCAAATACTATAGCTATGGTTTCAAACCCAGTCCTGAACTCTGGTCTGAAGTATTCCTTGTACCAGGTGTAATTACTAGGTTTGATACTGATCCCGGAGACTATAACAATGCGCTCTGAAGCCGGTTGGAGTTTTGTCAGTCCTGACCCCATAGTATTGCATACCAAAAAGTTTAATGAACTCATAGTGTACTGGCACGGTTTGGCCATGATTCATGAAACCAGTTGCGTCTTGGTATGTCATAGTCTGGCTGGATTATATCCTGGGCAGGGTGTAAAGCTCAGTATCTATAATAAATTTATAAAGTTGTACAATACTGGAATATTCCAAACACAATCCTGGGATGGCGTGGCCAATGTAGGCGCCAGTGCCCACTATGATTATCTTAAACATTATTTGGAAACTAAAAAGGCATTTAGTAATATAACTCTTAAAGAAACTCTGGAAAAACTAACAGATCCTCAGGTGATAATTCATGTTGACTAATAAAATATCTTGTAATAGTGATGCATTTATAATGAATGAAATTAATTATGGTTCTGGTCTGGACTATAGTAAAAACTACGGAACTTTTAGATACAATCGTGGCAGAGGTCTAGAAGTTTATAACGAAAACTCAGGGGGCTGGGAAATAATAGGACAAAATATTAATTTGGATCTGAGCCATAAAACTAAAATGATTCTGGACTGGGCCCAGAAAGCCATGGAGCGTGAAGCAGAGATAGAAACCTTGGCTAAAAAATATGAAGCTGTGGCCAATCTTAAACAATCAGCAGAAGAAATAAATCAGCAGTTGCAAACTGTCGTAGCACTTGTAAAGGAACACAAAAATGTATAATAGTAGAATTGCTGCTCTGGAATACAAACATGTAGAACTTGAGCGGGAAATTATTAAACTCAGTAAAAATCCTAACTTTGATGAAGTTAAAATGTCTGAACTTAAAAAGCAAAAATTAGCCGTCAAGGACGAAATTGCTAGATTGCACAGACTACAATGGGATATAGATCATAACGAAATAGGCTACAGTGACGATAGATAGGTTGACATCTGAGATTCGTTGTGTTATTGTATGAACCGTTTGCAGTCTGTTTATAACTAACACAAGGGCTATGACCATGGCATTTCATCTGGAAGGACCCTGGCTCAGTACCACTGGAAAGAAGAAGGGCAAAGTAAAATTCCGCAATGCTGATGAAGCTCGTAGGGCTCGCTTGAACAAAGAACACTGGGAAAAACTCCTTAAGGATCATAAGGTTACTGCCGAAGACACTAAGCGTCGTCGAGCCCTGACTAGCAAGCCCTATGTTCCTCCACAGCCCAATTATCGTGGTGCCACAGACCCCAAGATTCCCAGTCTGCAGACCACAGGTGCTCCCTGTCTCAAAGCACCCAATATGGT